CCGCTGGTCGGGACATCGGGAAAATTCAGCATGGCGTCATCCCGTATTGATCAAAACCGCGGTCTGCCCGCTGGCGACCATGAGCGGCGGCGGCGTCACCAGCAGCACCTCGCGCACCACGCCCGTAAGCAACGCGACGGTTGACGTGCTAAGCAGCACCTCGCGCACCACGCCAGCCGCGGTGGCGGCTGCGTTCGTTGCGAGCAGGGTCTCGCGAACGGTGCCTGAATTGTTGATGTCGGTCATGACTCAACCTTGACGCCGCTCTGCGCCGCGTTGAGCGCCGCCAGCGTCCACGCCGCCGCGGTGGCCGGGTCGGTCGGGAACAGAGTGGTGAGCCAGCCGTAGCCGGTGCCGGGCGCGAGCGCGCCGGCGCTGCCGCCGCTATCGGTCGCGCCTGACTTCATGCGCAGGGAGACGGTCTTTGCCCCGGCGTCGCTCTTGCTGACGCTGGCCTTGACGGCCACGGTATAGATCGCCGAAGGCGTTGCGGAGAGCGCCGGGTATGAGTAGAGGTCTTCCTCGCCGACATTTGCTTCGAACACATAGCTTTGACTGCCCTGCGGCGGCGATTGCTGGGTGTACCAATTCGCGCTCGCCGTCACGTTGCCCCAGATTACCGCCGCCACCGCAGCCGCGGTGCCGCTTGCCGTTCCCGGCGCACCAGAGGCAAAACTCGCGGTTACCGTCCGGTCGGTGTTTGTGCCGTCGAGTCCGCTCAAACTGGAGGCGAGCACGATATCGTTCATCACGCCGATCCAGTATTGCGTCCCGGCCGTCAGCGCCTGCGGCGTCGTCAGCGGCATCGTTCTGTTGGTTCCCGACGTGATGCCCGTCACCGTCGAGCCCGCCGACATCAATGAATTCGGCAATCCCGCGCTATCGGAGTAGATGACCGGCCGCAACTGGATCGAAGCATTCGTTGCCACCGGGGAAATCGACACTGCATTGATCGTGCAGTTGACTGCCGGCGTCACCGGCCGCAACCGCATTTGATTTACCGCCATGCCCTGCGCCGCCGCGATCCGCGACACGCTAGACCCGACAATAGCCGCCCCCGCCGCGAACTGCACCGTGCTGCCGTCGCCGGTCGGGAATTGCGTCTCGATGCGCGGCGAGGTCAGCAGAACCGCGTTGTTTGCGCTGCCGCTGGCATCGAACAGGTAGAGGTCGTCAACCACGAAATTCACGCTTACATTGCCGGCGATTACTTGCAGGCCGCTCGCACTGCTGTTGGCCGTGTTTGTTGTGTCACCCGAGCCGGAAAGAATAGATACGCCGTCGAGCCACAACTGATAGCTTCCGGCATTGTTGAATGTTATATCCCACTCAAGATAATGCACTGAGCTTGCTGTTATTGTTGCGGTCGATGTGCCCAATATGGTGCCGGCGCTATAAGACCCGCTGCGGACGGCGATGGTTCCCGCACTGTTGATGCAAATACCCGCCTGATTGCTGGCGACATCGATAAATTGAATACCGCAGACGCCGGCCAAAGTACTGGAGAACCGAAGGCCGCCAATCAACCGCGCATAACTACCGGGCAGGGTCTTGTTTATGCTAACGGCGGCGCCGGTGATTTGTAGCGCATACCCTGTTGCACTCAACCCCGCCACGATCGCCAAGGTTGGCGGCCCGGTGGTTGAACTCCACTCGCCCGCCGTCAGCAGTGCCGCAACCCCCGCCGAGTTGGTGTTCGCCGAGCCATACTTGTCAAAAGATTCAAGGAATAAGCAAGCCATGCTCAAGTCTCGTGTCCGACCAGCGTGCAGTAGAAATTTGCCAGCGTGCTATCGGCGATAGCTGGCCCGACGAGCCGGATGACATCGCCTTGGGCGAGGCTGACGGCGGTGCCGCCGGCCGTGGCGAAGGTCGGCGTGATGCTGGCCGCCGCAATCGTGATGGTGCCGACCTGAGTGAATGTGTTGGGCGACGCATTCAAGGCGCGCTCGACGCTGATGACGGTGCTCGCGGTAGCATTGGCGGTGCCGCCGGCCTGGCTGACGTGCCCGGCATAGCTGCCGAAATTCGCTGGGATGGTGACCGCGATCGATGCCCGATGCATGCCGAGCAACTGGCTGCTGCCGAGCACGCCGCCGGTGTAGGAGAACCCGAGATTGTATTTCGGCGGGGTAGGCGCGGCGGAACTATTCGCGATGACCCACTGCGACGAGGTGCCGTCGCTGTAATAGATGTAAAGCTGGCCGCTGACGCTATCCCACCACATTGCTCCCGCGGTTGGGGAGCCTGGTGGGGTGTCGGCTATCGTGATGCTGGCGCCGCCGCCGCCGGCCGCCCATGACGGATCGGCTGCGGTGCCGCCCGTGGTCAGCACCTGGCCCGCGGTGCCCGCCGGAAGCGCGGCCCATCCTGCGGCGCCGCGGTAGAGCACCATGCCGCGTGCGCTGCCGAACACGGCGTCGAACAGATTGCTCGGCGTGACGGCCGAGGCTGCTGCGGTCGAGCCGCTGACGTTGCCGAGCACCGTCTTGTCGGCAATCGGCGCGCTCGACGGCACGGCGGCCCAGGCAGGGTTTGCCGCAGCGCCTGCCGTAGTCAGCACCTGACCGCTGGTGCCGGGTGCCAGGATCACCCAGCTCGTGGCGTTGCGGTAGAGCAACGCGCCCTGTGTGGCACCGAATACGCTGTCGAAATAAAGGCTCGCGGTCGTTGCGACCGGGGCGGCGCTGCCGCCGCTGGTATTGGCGAGCATCGACAGGTTGGCGACATTCGCCAGCGACACCGTGCCGACGCCCGTGATTGGCGCGCCGCCCGTGGTGATGCCGGTGCCGGCGGAAATGCTGGTGACGGTGCCGGTACCGGCGGGCGCATCCCAAACCGGGTCTGCGGTCGGCCCCTGCGTTTTGAGATAGTACCCGCTCGTCCCGGCGGCGAGCGCGACCCAGCCGCCGCCCGCCCGCATCAGGATCGAGCCGCGGGCATTGCTCATAACCGCGTCCAGAAGGCCGCTGAGCGTGGTCGGCGTCGGCGCGGTCGTGGTGCCGCTGGTATTGGCCAGCAGCGTGCCAGTGGCCACGGGAGCGAGCGCCAGCGTGCCCGTGGCGACGAGCGGGTTCGGGCTCGCGGCGATGCCGGTGCCGGCGGTGATCGAGGTGACGCCGGCCCCCGCGGCGGCCCATTGCACATCCGCTCCGGGGCCGAGGGTCTTTAGGAAATAGCCCGACGTTCCCGGCGGCAGCGCCACCCAGCCGGAAGCACCGCGATAGATCGTGGAGCCGCGGACGGTGGTACCCAGGACGTAATCGAGAAAATCGGAGAGCGTGTTGGGAACGGCCGGCGCGACAACCCCAGCGATGTTCGCCATCATCGTGCTGTTCGGCGCGGTCATGCCCGCCGGCAGCGCATCCACATATGCCTTGGTGGCAACGTCGCTCGGTCCCGTGGGCGGCGGCATCCCGCTGATCGTGCCGCCCGTGATGTCAACGGCCCACGAGTCTTGGTAAGACATCGTGCCGAGGCGGATATTCACCCACTTCGCAACATCCGCCTTCCACGTCAGGAAGTCCTGATCTTGAAGGCTGGTGATCGCGACGTCGGGCAACGCCGAGAGGCTAGCATCGGCCGAACCAAACAACTGCACCAGAGCGGGCTCGCCGCCGACCTGGATGTTCGGGTCGAAGAAGCTTCCCGAGGTGTGGTCGTGCTCGACCAGATAGATGCCGGTGTTCGCAACGTTGAATACGTCGAGCGTGACGTATGGGGTGTTCGGTTGCCATTCGTCCCGCCACCGCATCACCAGCACCGGGATGGTGAACGGACCCATGACCTCCCCATTGTTGAGGACGATGGTCATCTGCGTCCCGCTCATCGTGATCGATTCGATCCCGTTGGGGAGCGCGGGGTTGTCTTCCAGGTTCAGGACGGCGCTGGCGAGTTCCCAGAAATTAGTATCGACCTCCGACGCCTGGAGGTTGGCGCCCTTGCCCGGCCCCCACGGGCCGACCGTGCGGAAGGTTAGGTCTACCATTGCGGGCGCTTCGACCTCAGCAGACGGGATGCCCGCTGCGCTTCCGCTAAGGAGGTAGGAAGGGGCAGCCCGCGGCTGCCGCCGATTGGCATTACCTCGCCATTATCGAGAAACGCAACCGGCGGCCCGTATACCGGATGGTATTCGGGAGGAATTTCCGGACAGAGCCCCTGGATAGTCACCTCCATCGGATAAAAAGCAAAATAGTCATTGTAGGGAGGATTAACTATCCACAGCGGGCCGCCGTAACTAGGATCAAACCGGGTCACATCTGTCGGGTCTACCTCGTCGGATGCGGACACCCACGGATTAGTGCCCACGTTGTAGGTCCACGTAAAACCACCCGTAAAATGCAAATATACTGCATCCGGGCCGGTGGGCATGGGGACGCCTAAGAAATTCCAGTAATGGCTGTAATTCACCGGCGGTCCCATGTGGACGAAACCGAGGGTGCGAGGATCGGACGCGCCTGGCCCGGTTTCACGAACAGTTACCACGTAGGTATCCGTGTTCATTACAATCACACACGGGACTTCTACATCATAAAATCCGAAGTAGATGCCGCCCGACGTAAGGGTGACGCCCACGATCCAGCCGACGCCGTAGTTTCTGCTCGCAGGGTTACGAACTTCAAATGGATTTCCGATTGGGCTGGTTATGGTGTTCGGATTGCCCGGGGCCACACTATAGGAGAAGGTGCCGCATCGTATTATGCGGTCCCCGTCGCCATCAGGCGGTGGATCGGGCGGTTTCTTCTTGCCGCCGTGTATGCCGACGATCCGGTCGAACGGAAACTCGACGTAAACCGGAGGGCACATCTCAGCCTCCGGCCGCTGTGGTGTTGTTGATGAGCTTCATGGTGGCTTTAAACTTATCCGGGTCGGCGCTCTGGTTCGTGCTTATATTGGGATTGCTGAAGGTCGGATTGACCGACTGAACCTGTCCCGCAGAACTCGGTTGCCAGTAGCCGCCATAGCGTATCTTGTCGAAAACGACCCTGTTGGCTCGCTCCACATCGACCCAGACATTGCCCGTGTCGTCGGTAGTGCCGGTGATCCGAACGGTTTCGGTGTCGCGGTTGATCTCGTCGTATTCCTCGCGGTGCTTGCGCGTGTTGAACCCTTGCTCGTAATACACCACGTCCGGAAGGTCGGCCTCGCCGCCCCACGTCAGGATCGCCGTTTCCGTGCTTGCCTTGGGCGTCGAGTGAATGATGACGCGGCCGTGGCTATCGGGCGCCTGGAATGGTCTGACGACATATTCGAGCATCGCCCCTACTCCGGTGGTGGTGCCCGCAGATCAATCGTCTGCGGGATCGCCAACAAACTAACCGCTGGCAGAAAATCCGTGTGGTATTCCGAGCCAGTGACCGGCTTCAGATCGAGCGTTACCGTGCTGACCATGTGTTTCATTGTCGTCCACGGATCGGACAATCCGCTGTTGTTGGGAAAAGATTGATTTTGGAACTTGCCCAACTCCGTCGTCTGCTGCGTATAGCCGTGGGTCACCGTGCAGGAATTGATCACCGTCGCCGTCGTCAGATTGTTAAGGTCGAGGCCATCGTCGACGACCGAAAACTGGTCGAGGGTCTGATAGGCCAACTCATCGGTCAGCAGCATGTACTGGCCGCCGGCCACCACCTGATAGCCATCAGCGACGTAATCGGCCTCGACATAGGACGGAATGCCCGTCGCGGCGGTCGCCGGGTTGCCATTCCCGATGGTCGCGCCCAGAGTGAATTCGCCCCACATGCCGGCTTCATTCACGGTGATCCGGTATTGCTTGACCTTGCCGATCGCGCTGCCGCCGGGGATGCGTCGATCGAACAGCGCCACCGAGTGCCGCAACGAGATCGCAATCGCCGTGGGAAAGTCGACCGCGAAGGTGATCTCGACCGACCGGGCGGCCGCGCGCAGCTTGGCGCGAGCCGCCAGCAGCAGGTATTCGAACGAGGCCGCACCCCGATCCGACTGAAAGTAGGAGCGGAACGCCGCAGAGCCTATGGGCACGCCGCCGCCCGGGTCGATCCCTTCGGCGATGGTATCCGATGAATAGGAAATCTCTTCGGTAGCGCCGCCGCCCGCGTTGTCGATCACCTGGTCCATGATGTCCGCCACCATGACCGCGCGAACCGTTTCGGTTCTTTTCCGGCTGGCTTTGTAGTGCAGGATCATCCGTATGGAATACGGATTGAGGGCGAAGCTCCAAGTCCAGGTGCCATGTTGGATGAAGACGTTGAAGTCGGTTTGATCCTCGGGCGGCGCGTTCGTGTCGGGACGTTCGTTGGCGGGCGGCGGGCCGATATAGGTCAGGTTTAAGTGGTAGCCTTCGATAAACGGCGCGTTGCCGCGTACCGCGTCCGACATATAGGAGAGCGGCTTGCCGTCCGGCCCGTTGCCCGAAGCAACCTCCCAGCCGCCGCCAATGCTCGTGCCGGGTGTCGGCCAACTGCTTTTTAGCGATGAGCCGTTAAAGGTGTAGATCAAACCGCCGCCGGAAATCCGTGTCCCGATGATCTTGGTCTTGATCCCGGTAAAGGGCGTCCGCACCGGGTTGCCGGCGGCGCCGAAGGCCGAGATTAGCGGCCCGGTTACGTCGATGAACCCTTCCGCTTCCTGCATCCACTCAACGGTGCCTGAGACCGTGACGTGCCGCAGCGGCGCATCGCCGAAGCTCATGCTGAAATTGTCGTAAAAAGCCTGATCCTCGCGGACCTCCCAGACGCCCGCTTCGCCTTCGATGATGTCGCTGGCGGTTACGTCCAGGCTCACCCGATCGGTGTGCCAAAGCGCGGAATAGGCTTCCAGCACCGTGTCCGGGTTGCCCGCGTCCTGCGCCAGCCACACCGGGTCCCAGGCAGGCAGGGTCATCATCGAATTGGCGAGCGCTTGCTTCTGGCTCGCGTAATCCTCCGGTCGCGCGAGAAACTGCAACTGGATGATCTCGTCGGTGGCGAGGCGCGGTATCGCCACCAGCCGCCCATTGAACAAGGGAACGGGATCAGGATTGCCGGCGATGCTCAGCCAGCACCACAAGTTCCGTCCGGTCGCCAGATAGCCGATGCCGCTGTTTTTGATGTCGATGGTCAGGGTGCAGAATTCGCCCTCGGTTTGTTCCAGGGTGATCGCCAGCACCTCTTCGTCGAACCGCAGGTGCGTCGCCGGATCGAACGGCTCACTTTCGGAACGCGGCCCGGTGATTGTCAGGATCGCGCCATCCTCGGCGGACGCGACGGATTGATCGAGTTCGATCGAGGTCGCACCGGCCGGCGGCGCGATGAACGTGGTCCCGACCGGGATGCCGTTGCCGCTGATGTTGTAGCGCGCCCCTTCGGTCAGACCGGCCAGGGCTTCCGATGGGATGTTGGTGACCTGATACCAGGGGACGATCCCGCTCGACCACGTGTCGTTGGCAAAGCCGGTGATCTGAAACGTCGCATAGCCCGTCGCGGTCGCGAACACCCCTTGCGGGTCCACCGTCGTATTCCCCGCGTCGTCGGTCGTCGCGGCGAACGTCCAGATCGGCACGAGCCCGTCGCCGTGATAGGCGAACCAGGCGCTCGGCACCGGCAGCGTCTCGGTGTTGTCGGTGCCCGGAACCCAGGTGTAACCGATGCCCGGCCCCGAAATCCCGTAGATGCCCTCCATGACATCCAGCGGCCCGCCAAAATCGACAAAGCTCGAATCCGCCGTGGTCTGGCCGTCGCGCCGGTAGAGCGGGACCGCCTCAAGCGCGGTGAAGGTCGCCGACTTGCGCGTCTCGGTCGCCGGCACGCTGAGATTGATCGCGCCGTTGGACAATACCGTTTCGTCGTAGATGAAGATTGTGCCCGGCGTGATGCCGTCGCCTTGCGGCAGGTACAGCTTCCCGACCGTAAGCGTGTCTCCGATGTTGCCCAGGTTAGTGATCTGCGACTTGCCGTCCTCGATGTCGCCGACGAGCGTGATTTCCCGAACCTGGCCGCCATGCGTGTTGCCGGTGGTGACGACGGTTACCTGCTCGGCCGTGATCCCACCGCTCCACGCGAAATAGAACGGCCCGCCCGGCATCAGACCTCTTCCAGCGACAGCTTCCAGGTATAAGCAGCCGCCCACTCGTCCCGCTCGATCTCATGCTCGACGATCAGCATCAAGAGCTGCGGCCGGTAGTAGCTGAAATCGCCCTCGAACCGCAGGCTCCCGGGAACCGCGGTGCGCGACGGCGCCCCGCCGGCGGTCAGAAACGCCGTCTCGACATGGCTCGACACGGTGACCGCCATCCCGACGAAGAGGCCGTCCAGCGCCGGCGGCGCCATGTCCGCGCCGCTGACTTCGAGGCGATACTTCCACATCTGCGGCGCCGCTACGCTGACCAGGGTCCCGTTAACCGTCCGCCGTAGTTTATCGAGCCCCTGCGCCGCGTCGATCGGTCGAAGCGTGCCCTTGAGCGCGCGCGCCGAAAGCGGGTTGACCCCGGGCGGCCCAGGCGAGGCCGCCATATCGAACTCGATGTCGAGGGTGGTGAATTCATATGGCCCCCAGGTCGGCGGCATCAGTTGTTCGGCCTTCCGCCGTACCAACTGGGCTTGACCCCGGAAGACCGCATCTGACTCTGCCGGGCGTGCGTCACCAGCGCCCCGACGACATCGACCGCTCCCGCCAGCGCGAATTCCCGACCACCGAGGTGCAGATGCACCGGCACGCCGCCCCCGGCCCCAGCCGCGACGAGGCCGCCGTCGGCGAAGCGCGGCGTCCCGGCCGAGTTCATCGCCGACAGCATGCCGGCGCCCCAGTGCTGTACGGCGGCGGCGCGCATGACGAACTCGCCGTTGCTCAGCCGCGCCAGGATGCTGTCGCTGGTGCCGGTGCCGCGACCGCGCACCACACCGCCCGCGGCGAACCCGCCGGGACCGACCGGGGCGCCCGCGGTGGCGGCGCCGCCGATTGCCGACCCGACGCTGGCTATCGCGCTCTTGATATAGTCGACGACTGCCGTGACTTTTTGCAGAAGCCCGTCGAGGGCGGCGCTGGCCGTTTGGGTGAGCGAATTCCAGAACGAGGTAAATCCATCGGTCAGGCTCGTCCACAACTGTGTAAAGACATCCTGAATGCTGGCGCCCCAATTAGTGAAGTTCTGAGTGGCGTTATTCAGGGCAGCGGCCAGCGTTTCGCCGGCCCAGTTCACGAAAGCGTCGGCGACTCTGGTTAAGGTCGCGTCTAGTGAGTCTCCCCAACTGGTGAAGAGTTGCCCGGCGGCGTTCACCCAATTCGACAGATTGGTCTGCATTCTGTCGAGAACCTGGGCGAATGACGTAGGCCAATTTTGCAACACGCTGGCGAGCCACTGATTGGCCGCGGTTTGCTGAGCGAGTAGCCACTTCTGATAGCCGGCGGTCAGTTCTTGGAACGCTGTGCTGACCTGACCCTGCGCAGTCTTTAATTCGCCAAGCTGTTGCAGTATCGGAGACCCGGCGCCGCGCGCCGTATTGGCCAAATTGGCGATGTGCGCGTTGAGTTTATCGATATCGTCGGCCATTGCCCGGATCACGGCAATGGGTGCGCCGAATAGCTCCTGCGAGAGCCGGTTGATCTGCGATGGGAACCGCGCTTCCAGAGCCAACGCTTTCTCGACCGCCGCTCGATACGCGTCGACCTTGCCTTGCGGCGTATCGGGAAAGCTCCTGAACCTGATGCCGAGCGCCTCCAGGGAATTCGACCAATCCTTAGTTGCTGCCGTACCTTTATCAATCTCCGGAACGACCATCGCCATCCCGTTGACGATCTTGATGCCGGGGTCGGGCGTGGCGCGCAGCGCGTCGAGTGCCTTGGAGAAGCTCTCGAATGACTTGGCCCCCACTTCGGCGTCCAGCCCGGCGCGCTTCGCCGCCTCACCAATCGCCTGAAGCACAATTGGTGGCACGCCAGATGAAAGCGCCTGGTTCTGAAGCTTGCCGAGCGCCTCGGCCATAGAGCCGAGGCTTTTGAGCATGAAATCGATCGCGTTACCGACCGCTTGACCGGCGAAGGCGCCGACAAACCCGCCCGCCAGGCCGCCAAGCAGGGAGGTAAGTCCTGAGATGCCGCTGCCGAAATTGGTCAATTCGCCGGCTATGCGGCGCAGCCCACGGCTCTCGCCAACCAGACTGCGGAAGCTCTTCGATGTCTCGTCGACAGACCCGGATAGCTTGCGATACTCGCCTGAGAGTTGACGAACGACCGCGTTTTGCTGTTCCCATGCCCGCGTGAGTTGCTGCACGCGAGCCGGGTCGCCGATGCCCTTGGCAACATCGCGCGCCGCCGCCGTCGCCTGCTGCCCAAGCTGCTTGAGTGCTTGCTGGGCAACCAATAGCTCGGATTTGAGCTTGCTTTTGGCAACGATGTTTATGTCGAGGTTAGGCACGTCTCAGCTTTCCCAGTCTTTGAGGGTAGCGCGGAGCGTCTTCTCGTCGGCGCGGTTGGCCAGGACACCGAGCCGCAATTCCTGGCTCATTTCGCGGCGCCTGCGGTGGCCGCCGATGACGAGGAAGGCCGCCGCCTGGCGCGGCGTGTAATCCCACACATCGCGCGCACTGTGCCCATAGGCGATCAGCTGCTCGGCGGCGGCGGCGAATTCATATCCTGATCCCTGCCAGGCTGGTCGGCGGCGCCGCCGGCGCCGATCAGCTTTAGCAGGCGCTCCATAAAAGGGGCGGTGCCATTGGGCATCGTCAGATCGCGCACCGCCAAGAGGCAGTCGACCATATCGTCGAGCGCCATTGCTTCGGCGATCTGCGGTGCCGCTTCCGGCTGTTCCGCCGCCTCCGCTATGATTGCCGCGACCGCTTCCGGGGCCATCTCGATCAGCGCGTCGACATCCAGCGCCGGCGCGCCCTCGACGAAGAGCTTGCGCAATTCCGGAAAGCGCACGAGCAGATCGGCGACGTGGCGCAAGCCGAGGCCGCGCAGCTCCAGGTCGCCGGCGGCGATCCGCACGGTCTTGGTTTGCGGAACAATGTCGACCAGCGAAACCATTTAGTTCTATGGTCCTGCGCTGGCGAGCAGCGCCATTTGCAGGTTCGGCGCGGTGAACTCGTCCATGACCAGATGGACGGTCATGGTCTGCTGCACGACCGGCGAGAAATCCTTTTTGCGGATGCCGCCGACCCGGTGGTTCCAGTGGTCGAGGCGCTCGACGGTCGGCGTCAATTCAAAGGTGTTGACGTTGCCGACATCGCGCGCGGTGAGATCGGCCTCGCCCTTCCAGGTGATGATCCCGGTGCCGACGTAGTAGGCGGCAGTGGTCGGGCTCACCATCGCGTCATCCGGATGCACTAGGGTGCCGAACGAGCCGGTGACCGGATCGGCGAGCACGTCGCCTTCGAGTTCGATCTGACCCCATTCGTCCTGGATGAAGCCGAGCGCGCCGGACGGCCCGAATTGCACGAGCGGCAGGGTGATTACCACCTTCGGCCCGATGTCGTTGGTGCCGGTGAACACCAACTCGCCGCTGATCTGGGATTCAAGTCCGATGTTCAGTGTGCTTGCGGCCATTTAAGCGACCTCCTCCTATGGATAGGCGTAGGTGTCGGCGCTCTGGCCGACGACGATCTTGAGCGGAATGACGGCGAGCGCGGTCTGTGCGGCATGGCCCGGGTCTTTGACGATCTCGCCCTCGATGCGGCAATAGTGGACGCCATGCACGCCAAGGTTCTGGCGGAAGCTGCGTGGCAGATTGGAATAGAGCGTCCGCTCCAGCCCATCGATCAGGGTGTTGAGCATGGCGGCCGGGATTGCATTGTCTGCGGCGCCGACCCGCGTATAGACCCAGGCTTCGCAGTTGAGTTCGACGAGCGCTGCGGCGGCGCCCCAGTTATGCACTTCGTTGCCCTCGACGAGATAGAGCGCCGGCATATCCTGCTCGACGGCGGGATCGCGCATGCGGCGCTCGACGGTGAGGAAGCCCTGCGTCAGCGCCGCGTCGGTGCGATCGGCGAGCGCCGGCGACGACAGCGTGATGGTCGGCGTCACCGTGGCGATCACCGCGTCGAGCGGCACGCCGTCGCCGTTGACCGGCATGCCGACCATCAGCCCGGTGGCGTCGCTGACATTCGCCAGCGTCACATCGCCGGTCGTGGTGTCGGCGGTGAAGTTGAACACCATCGGCGGCGCGGTCAGCTTATTCAGCAGCGCCGTCAGGATCAGCTCGCGGTTCACTTGAGCGCGTCCCGCAAGGTGCCGTTCAGCACCTCTTCGATTTCGCGCCGCGCGCGCGGCAGCATGACGGCGGCGGCGCCGCGCAGGAAGCGCAGTTCGCGCAGGCCGCCGCGCCGCTCGTAGGCACGCACCTGGCCGCGGCCGCGGCGATAAGACTTCACCGGGAAGCGCTGACCCGTGCTGCCGTATTCAAGCGCGCCGAAGGCGGCGGCGAGCGGTTGCGCCTGTCCCGTCGCGATGATGCGCACCCGGCCGCGCACGAAGTTCTTGGCGACGTTCTCGTCGACATAGGCATGCGTCCGCGAGCGCATCCGGCCGGTGCGCACCGGCTCGCGGGCCTTGACCATGCGCAAGAGTTGGTTGGTCAACTCTCCGATCTTCGCCTTGAGTTGGCGCCGCAGTTGCTTCGGCAACTGGTCGAGCGCCACCGTGAGCTGCTTGTCGTTGACCTCGACCCGGAAGTCGATCATCCGACGAGCCCGCGCCGATAGGGGTTGAGCAGGCTGGCGATGTCCTGCGGGATCAGCGACGCGCCCGGCACCCCGCCGACCCAGTACTCTTGCCGTCCGATGCCGGGCGATTCCGAGGCGCGCAGCAGCGGATCGCGGCCGCGACCGGCATTCTCCATCGTGCAGAGGTCGAGCACCGCCTGCTGCACGTCGGGCGGGATTTCGGCGAAGCCCGCGGTGTAGGCGACGCTGAGCCCGCTGGTGCTGACCCAGTACGTCGCGTCGCCCATGCGCCACAGATGCCCGACGACCGGCTGCAAGGCGTAGCCGGCCGGATCGATGATCGTGCCGTCGAGCGTCGTCTCTAGGCTGGTCGGATCGACCGGCGCTTGGCTGAGGATCAGCGGCTCGCCGGCCGCGCCGGTGGTGCCGGCGAGGAAGGTATCGAGGTAGTCCTGGAGCGCGAAGATGCGGCTGCAATAGCGCTCGGCGGCGAGCGAGGCGCGGGCGATGACTTTGGTCAACCAGGCATCGTTTGCGACGTCGCCCGGCCGCACCCGCAACTGCTCGCGCAGGTCGTCGAGCGTCACCAGGTTGCGCTCGGTGGCCGGCGTCACGACGGTGGTGTAGAGCGGCGTCACGGACGCGCCTCGGCGTGGTACTGCTCGAAGAGTTCGCGCAATTCCAGGGCCGGCCCGACGCTGCCGTCCGACATGATCGGCACGGCGCGGAATTCGCGCACCGTCCAGCCGGTGATGCTGGCGCCGCGCTCGCCGGCCGGGCCGCGTTCGCCGCGCTCACCCTTCTCGCCGGGCTTGCCGCGGCGCCCGGCTTCCGAGGCCATCGCCCAGCCGTCGCCGGGCAGCGGCCCCGGCGTGTCCCGCTTGGCGCGCCACTCGGCGCCGTGCAGTGTCACCAGATCGAATTTGCGGTATTCGCGGGTGGCGTCGAACAGGCCGCACACCTCGCCGACATAGGGCACCTCGCCAGGCGGCCCAGGAAGCCCCTGGATGCCCGGTTCGCCGGGTGGGCCGGTAATAGCCTCGCCCGGCTCTCCCCGCTCTCCACGCTCGCCCGGTGGCCCGGGCGGGCCATCCTGAAGCGATGCCAGCCGCTCGGCGACCATCCGGTTCGCGCGCAGCTCGGCCTCTGCATGGTCGGCGCGGAGGATTGCGACTTCCTGCCTGATCTCGGCAAGCGCGACTGAGACGGTGAGCTTTAGTTCGCGCTCTATGCGGGCAGCGAAGGAGCCGAGTTCGGCGGCCAATGTCTCAAGCGGCGAGATTGTGTCCACTGGCTGTCCTAAAAGCAGCGAGCATTTTCGCGGGATTGACCGATTCGGCAGGCGGCGCTGGCTGCGCCGCATCCGGCCGCGGCGTTGCCGGCGGCGGGTTCGACCACGCATCCAGCGGGACGACCTGCTGCTGCACCCTCGGTTGGTCGCCGTCCTTGGCCTTCGGCAAGTCTTCGAGCGCGCGCGCTTCGTTCGGCGAGTAAATCCCGCCCTGGACGCCTCTCGCCAATGCCTCGATGCGGTCGCGCTGGGCACTGCGCAACAATGCCGCGGTGTCGAATTCGAGATATTCCTGCGGCCAGCCGGCGAGGCCGAAAAACAGCCCGATCCCGTTTTCGATGTGGTCGAGGCAGAACCCGAAGCGGCCGCCGACCCAGTATCGCATCAGGTCGGCGGTGGCGCCCGCCGCGGTCTGCACGCCCCACAGCGACAGCAGCGGCAGCGGGATGCCGTAGACGGTGGCGATGTGGCCGTCGGTGATCTGCATCATCTCGGCGTATTGAGCATCGCGGCTGCTGGTGCTCATCGCCTGAAACTTGAGCCCCGACGACAGGATCGGCACGCCGCCGGCACCGGCGCCGGTGGTCCGCTCCAACCACATCTGGTGAATTTCTTTATTCTGCCAGTCTTCGAGCGGCTGGTCGGTGGTCAGCACACCCGACGGTTTGCTTTGGTTTTGCGCGATCGTCTGCGTCTGCCGCAGCATCGCCTGGTTGGCGGCGATATCGGCGGTGGCGTTGATCAGCGGCGGCTCGCCTTTCAGCGGATTGCCGCGGGCGTTCAATTTGAGGTGCAGTACGTCGCGCGCCGGCACGCGCTGCAAGGCGCCATGCGGCAAGACCGCCTCGACCACCGGGTTACCGGCGAGCGAGTAGAACACCTGTCCGTTGCTGGCGACGTTGGCCTCGCACGAGGCGGCATCCATCAGGTGCAGTTCGCCGACCTCGAAGCGGTTGTTGCGGATGGCGAGCGCGTAGGCGTTGCCATCGCCGTAGAGATAGCCGACCAGGTTAAGGATGAAGTCGGAGCCGCTCTGGTACGCGTTCGGGCGCTGCATGACCCGCGACAGCGCGCTATTGGTGACACGCTCGCGGCCGTTGTCGCCGGTTGAGCGCCAGTGTGACGGCGGGCACTCGGCGGCGGTTTGGGCATAGGTGTCGATGCAGGCGGCGACGACGGCGCCGCCGCCCACCGGGATCGGATCGTAGCCGAGCTGCCAGAAATTCCATGGCCACGACGGCGGGATATAGCCGCTCGACTGCGACGAGCGCGTCAGCGCCTTGGCACGCGGCCGGAAGATGCGCGTCAGCGCACCCGCCGACCGCTCGACGAGCGACATTTACGACCTTTCGTGCCGCGGCGGCTCGTGGCGCACCGGCTCCTGGCGCGGCGCCGCGGGACGTGGTGCCGGCTTGGCGGCGGGCGCGGTCGGCAATGCCTCGCCGGTCGCGAGATACGCCTGCTGAGCAGCCACCGGCGGCATCGGTTTAAGGTCCGCCTGCGCCTTTTCGTCCGGGTGCAAGAGCCCGAGCGCGGCGAGGTCGTTTTCTTCCTGGGTCGGCGTCGGCGGCTGTGCCATCCCATCGGTCGAGGCCAGCGTCATATTGGTCAGCGTCGCCCGCCGCTCCTTCTGCTGCTCGTATTCCTGCTTCAGTTCGTCGTTTGGCATCGTCATCGTCCTTCTCAATGCGCCGGCCCCGCAACCACGAGGCCGGCTTCAGCCATGCGTAAGAGCGCACTACCAGGTGACGCCGGTCATCCACGCCACCGGCGCCGGCAGCCGCCGGATCGCCCAGTTCATCGGCAGGATCATGCGCAGCGCGAGCGAGTCGGTCTGGAACATCGAGCGCACCGGCGCAGCGACGACGTTCGGCGAGCCTGGCGTGCTGATTTGCAGCGGTGTCGTGTCCTCGAAGTGCAGCGTCGCCTGATCGCTGACATCGAACCGCGGCGTGTCGCCCTGCACCACCATCAGATCGTCGGCATTTATCAGGATCACCATCCCGGCCGGCACCGTCGACGAGATCACGACCGGATAGCCCATCAGCCGGTTGCCGTTGATCTCGGCCTGGAACGGGAACTCGCCGCCGGCATTCTGGGTCAGCGAGATCGCGATCTGCTGCACCGGGTTCATGATCCACACCGGGTTGGACAGTGAGTTCATGCCCGCCAGGATGCCGACCAGCAGCTTGATGTCGCCGACCAGTGCGGTGAACCCGCCGCCCGCGGTCGGCGTCTGACCGGCGACACCGGCACGGATGCCAGCCGGGCGCACCGCGGTCGACGATGTGGCGTCGATAAACACCGTATCCACCGCAACGCCGGTATCGTCCATGATCAACTGCCGCAGGATCGTCTCGATCTCGGGCGTCGAGTGCTCGGCGATCTCGCGGGTGTAGCTGATGATGACGGCCATCTTCTTGAGGCCGATCGTCACCGCCGTGAACGCCGCCTGCCGCACCGGGATCGGCGCGCCTTCGGCGACGAACGAGCCGGCGATAGTCGGCGTCGCCTGCCGCGTCGGCATGCTGATCGAGGCGTTGCGGCCGAGCGTGATGTTCATGCCGCGCGACGCGACCGGCTGAAAGATCGACCCCGCCATCAGCGCGTTGAACCAGGCGCCTTGCCCGACAACGGCCAATTCGGCGGCCCAAGTGCTCGTCGTGGTGGTCGCCGGCGCCGTCGCGGCCCGCTGGCGCCACTCGAACACGCCCTTGGTCTGCTCGAAATCGCCATAGCTGCCGTAGCACTCGGCGAGCGCCACCTCGAGCGGCAAGCGCTTCACATAGGCAACGGCGGTTGCCACGAACTCGCGCAGCAGGTGCTCCTCGGGCGGAATCTCCTTGCGCTTCGGCTGCGCCCACGCCTTCGGTGCGCTCTGCGGCAGTTGCTCGCTCGGCCGGAACACCTGGATGCGCTCTTTCGGCACGGTGATCGGCGCGGCTTCGGAGCCGAGCGCCTTCTCAGCCTCGACCCAGGCGAAGATTTTGCCCTTCACTTCGCTGATGCGCTGGGTGAGATCGGCTACCTTGTGCACCTCATCTGCATCCGGCAGGCTCGCCAACTGGTCTTGCAGCCCGACCACTTCCTGTTGGGCGGCTTCAATACGTTCGCTGTAGTTCATTTTCCTAATTCCTGATTTCGGGTCTCCATTGGCTATCCCGCCAGTGAGCCCGCGGGTCGTGGCGAGCTGATCCGGTTCGGCTATCCCGCCGAAGATCATCGCCCGAGTTTCGCGGGAGAGCCCGAGCGCCTTGGCGATCGCCAGGGCATTCGGATTTGCCGGCACCGAGACGAGCGAGCATTCGACCAGCTCGGCCTCGGTGAACCTGAGGCCGCCGGACTTACCGAGCGGCTCAGCCTTGTCGCTGTGAAATCCGACGCTGACGGCGCGCAGTACGCCGGCCTTGACCGCGGTGTGTATCTCGCGCAGCCGGTCGGACACCGGGTCCATCAATTCGAGCGAGCCGGTGAGCTGACCCTTGCGGACACCGACATCGCGCCACTTGCCGATCGGGAAGCCCGGGTTGTGCCCAAACAGCGCGATCGGGTTCGCGCGAAAGCGGTCCAACTGCCAGCCTTCCGGTTCGATCACGTCGCCCATGCGATCGACGCTGCCGTCCGACATGACAAATTCCAGCGGGTCATCCGCCGGCGGCGGCGCCGCAGACGCTTTCAGTCGCAATTGCATGATGTACCGCCTAAGCGATCATTGTGCGGTGGTTGAACCGCGGCTCCTCGAGGGGCGCGACGCCGGCCAGCATCGCGAGCGCGACCGCGCCATCGATGCGGCCCGCGGACTTGTCTTTCGCCAGCTTACGGTTGCCGGCCGGGTCGATCTTCACGGTGGCGTTGGCGAGGCACATCGACAGCACCGGATGCCCGCCATGCGCCAATCGGCCATTGAGTATCTCGGCCTCGAGCGCGCGCAGCGCCGGGCTCATGTCCTGGAAGCCCTGCCCAAATTCGGCGAAGTGCTCTTCGAGCTGTGCTTCGGTGAAACCCGCCTTGAGCAGCCACGGCCGCAAGTGCTTCCAGCCCCACCGATCAAAGCCGATCTTGCGGATGTCCAGCCGGTCGAACAGGCCGCGCAGATGCTCGGCGACATACTCGTAATCGACGCTCTTGCCCGGTGCGGCCAGCAGATGCCCGTCGCGGTGCCACAGATCGTAGGGCACCCGATCGGCCCGCGATTTCGCCGCCAATCCGTCGCCCGGCAGCCAGAATGTCGGGTGTATCTGCCACACCGAATCAACCCGCGCGCCGAGCACGAGCGCCGTCAGATCGGACACCGCCGACAGGTCGAGGCCGCCATAAACCGGGTGCCCATCGAGCGGCAGCGGCTCGGCATTGCAGGCGATCCACAACTGGCGGCTGATGAACGGCGCCGACGCCTCGACGCGCCGGTTGAGGATCAGGTTTTCGTATTCGCTCTGCCGGCTCGGCATGCGCTCGGCGTCGGCCGCCATGCCGAGCACTTCGGTGGCGTTGAGGAAATCACCAAACGCCGGGTTGGCGGCGCGGATCGCCTCTTCGCCGAACGGGTGCAAATCCATCGGCGCGGTGTAGAGCGACACCACGACGCGCGGGTCGTGCGCCGCCAGGCCGTCGTCAATCAACACGCTGAGCAGGTCCGCATCGGTCGGCGCTTGCGTGCTGATCACGATCGACAGCGGCGCTTCCTGCGCGCCGGTGGCGGTTTCGAGCGCCTCATATAGCCGGCTGCGCGGCCCGCGGACTTGGCCGAGTTCATCGAAAACAACAAACACCGGGCTTAACCCAAACGCCGTCGTGGCCTCGGCGCTCAAGGCTCGGTAGAGCGTCTGCATTGTTGGACAGAACAATTCTTTCGCCGTGTCGCGGATAATGATGGCGCCGCCCTGACCGGCATCGAGAAACGGGTTTAATCGGACGATCTTAGCGGCGAGGCTGAACAGCACGCCGGCTTGTTCCCGGCTCTGGGCCGCCGAGAAAAGCTGGCTATTCGGCCGCGCCTCGTCGCCACACAGGTGCAGCAGCAACAGGAATGCCGCCAGCGCCGTCTTGCCGTTCTTCCGGCCAAAACTGAGGATTGCGCGCCGGGTGCCGGCCGGGTTGTCATAGATGCGGCATATCTCCCGGCGCTGCCACTCGCGCAACCGGACCGGCCGCCCTACCAGCTTCCCTTCAGGAACCCGGCACCAATCCTCAATCCACTGGATGTTTGCTTCGCCCCGCGACGGCTCTTTCCCACGGGACGCGGATTTGCGAGATCGTTCGGGGGTTGCCACGATGAGTCTGTGTCGCTTGTTGGCTGATCCGCATCGACGCCGCCAACGCCTTGAGCGCAGCGGATTCGTCTTTTTGGTATTTCAACAAATCGAAGTAAGTCACGAGATCGCCGGAATGCCGTTCGATCAACTCGGCGATCCGTTTTGCAGCGATAACATGCCGGCAGTATTGTGTCAGTAAAGGCGCGTTACCTGGAGTAAACCACCCTGCCTCCACCGATGAAGTCACCGCAACCCATACCTCAACCTCTTCATCCGTCAATTCAGGCGGCGGACGCAGCCGATCGAGAACTTGAAGCTCCGCCGGCACGAAATCGACCAAAGCACGCGGCCCGCGCTTGCGTGGTGTTGTTTTCATTCAGCAGCCCGAGAATCCACCAGTTTTTGAAAAAAGGCCACCAACGCCGGCTGTTACGGCGCGCACCCCTGAATTCGACCCTCCCCCCCTGGGTAATGATCATTAACACTCACACTATTAATCATTATTAACACTCACATTAATTAACAATGATTAACACTCTGCTTTGTGCCAATGGTGGTTGGGGTCGAGCGGTTGGCCATTACTATCAAACCCTTTGGTGATCTCGATGCGTTGATGCGAACCCTTGCCATGTCCTTTCTCGGCATGGCTCTGGTTGTCACACCTACTGCATAGGCTTCTCAGGTTAGCCATGTCATAGGCGAGGTGTGGATGGCTGAGCCTTGGCCTGATGTGGTCTACCCTGGCCTGACCTGGGCCACTGACATCAGCGTTGCACTTGACGCAACGGTAGTGGTCACGCAGTAGCACAAGGCGGCGCACATAGCGCCATCGCTTCGAGTAGTAGAAGGGGGAGGGCTTCACGCTCCGCGCATGCCGCACCCCGATCTTACGCATCAGGGAGGGCTCGCTAAGTTTGCTATCCACACAGGTTGTGCCTCATTGTCAAGAGAAAACCACATGTAGCCGTTGCACCGGAACATTGGTTCGGATGGTGCGGCCGAGCATCAGCATCGAGACGGTGGCCTTGCCATCCGGGCTCAGCGCATCGAGCACGCCGAGGATACGCTGGCCGAACGCGTCGACTTCGACGGCATCGCCGATGCTGAATTGCTGCCCGACCGTATCGAACTCCCGACTTCGTTCGCGGTCCATGATGTAGGCGACATCCTCATCCGAAAGTTTGGCCGGGATGCCGGGTTGCAGGCTCATCAATCCGACGACGCAGCCGATCGGCATAGCCGGCCAGCCGCGCCAGTCCTGCGCGAACAGCATTCGTGGAAATATCGGCCGCAGCACGGTCACAGCGCTCCGGCTGCGGCCATGCGGGTGGACGAGGCAACGGTAGCGCGGCAGGTAAACCCGGTATCCGGCGAGCCGCAGCGAGCGCTCGGCGGCGTCCTCGGCGGCCGGCCGC